TCTCTTCAAAATATGAAGCAACAAGCTACCAAGCAGGGCGCTCAGCAAAAGCAGAACATTCAAGTACCTGATCCTAGTGTACAACGCCTAGCGGCAGATTGGATGGAACGTAATAACTGGTATGACCCGCACGGTAAGAATGAAGAATCTCAGATTGCGCAAGTTATTGACAAAAAGTTAACAGAAGAAGGCTTTGACCCATCATCTGAAGACTATTGGGAAGAACTTGATGATCGATTGCATAAATATATACCACATCAGCAAAATCGTGGTTATAATAATTCAAGTGTTAGAAATCAGAAACCGAGGTCTGTTGTGACAAGTTCAGGACGTGAATCGATGGGAACAACTAAATCTAATGAATTTAGATTAAGCCCTGACCGCGTTGCTGCAATGAAAGAAGCCGGGTTGTGGGATAAGCCCGATTTACGACAAAATGCCATTCGCAAATATGCCGAGTGGGATAGACAAAACAAGACTAGGAGTTAATGATGGACGACAGATTAAAGAAAAACATAAGAGCAGGCCGCGAAAATCGTAGTGCAGACGATTTGTCCAGACGTGGTCCTGAAGAGAAATTCGTATCTTCCGAGGAACGCCGTAGAGCATTCCGTTCGGAGTGGCTCCAAGAGGCACTTCCGACCCCGCCTGAGATTCCGGGCTTTCACTTATGCTGGTTATCTTCAACAAGCCAGTACGACCCCATTCACAAACGTATGCGTCTAGGTTATGTAGCCGTTAAAGCCGATGAAATTCCCGGCTTTGAGCACTTAAAAGTTAAGTCCGGCGAGCATGAAGGCTTTATAGCAGTGAATGAGATGCTTCTTTATAAGCTTCCAATGGACGTTTATCAGGACATAATGGCAGAAATGCACCATTACGCACCGTTAGACGAACAAGAGAAGATCTTAGTGCAACAAGAACAACTTCTTGGTGCTAAAGATAGCAACGGCCGTGCTTTAGTGCAGATCGAAGGTGAAGGCATGAAATTTGACCAAACTAGAGACGAACCTGTTTTCAGGTAGTCTAACATAAGGAGTTTTATATGTCTTCTACAAATGCTCCGTTTGGTTTGCGCCCTTCCTTCCACCCATCTGGGTTGGATCGTGCGGTGGCACTCCCTAACGGTATTACTTCGGCTTATGCTTCAAATATTCTTAAAGGTCAACCTGTCGCGTTAAACTCATCTGGTGCAATTATTATTGCAACTGCAGGCAGTGCTTATCAAGGCGCTTTTGCAGGTGTTGAGTTTACTGACACAACAGGTCGACGCAGAGTATCGAACTATTGGCCCGCTTCAACAACAGGTACAGATATTGTTGCTTACTATTACTCTGATCCTAATATCGTTTATGATATTCAGGCTGACGGTTCTTTAGCGCAAACATCCATTGGTGACCAAGCCAACTTTACAAATATTGCTGCCGGTTCTACAACGACTGGTTTATCAGCATGCACAATTTCAACTTCTTTAGTTGGATCAAGTGCTGTTGGTGATATGCGTATTATTGGTTTATATCCAGGTGTTGACAATGCTTGGGGTGATGCTTACACAGTTGTGCAAGTACAAATCTCACGTAGTCAGTACGTTGCAACTATTAACGCCATTTAAGGAGGGATAGACTATGGCAGCCCCAATGAGAAGTACGGACTTCCGCTCGATTGTAGAGCCGATCCTTAATGAAGCGTTTGACGGAGTATATGACCAACGTTCCGACGAATGGTCTACAGTATTCCGCGAACAAACTGGTATTCCACGTAATTACCACGAAGAGCCTGTATTATACGGTTTCGGTGCTGCCCCTCAGTTACCTGACGGCACGCCTGTAACGTATCAACAGGGTGGTGTGTTATTCTTGCAACGTTATGTATATAACGTTTACGGTTTGGCGTTTGCTTTAACTAAAGTTTTAGTTGAAGACGGTGACCACATTCGTATTGGTCAAGTATATGCTAAGCACTTAGCACAATCTTTAGTAGAAACTAAAGAATTGTTATGCGCTAACATATTAAACCGTGCATTCAATAGCTCATACACCGGCGGTGACGGCGTATCTTTAATTAACACAGCTCACCCAATTGTAAATGGTACATTTAGCAACCAGTTAGCAACTGCTGCAAATCTATCACAAACATCACTTGAGCAAATGTTAATTCAAGTTCGCCAAGCTGTTGACAACAATGGTAAGAAAATCCGTCTACAGCCAGTTAAATTGGTTGTTGCACCGGGTAATGTATTCCAAGCAGAAGTTCTGTTGAAATCTGTACTACGTACTGGAACAGCAAACAATGACATCAACCCAGTTAAGTCAATTGGATTGTTGCCAGAGGGTGCTTCAGTAATTAGTCGTTTAACTTCAGCAACTAACTGGTGGGTACAAACTGATGCACCTGAAGGTATGAAACTTCTAATGCGTCGTGCTTTAGAGAAGACTATGGAAGGCGATTTTGAAACCGATAGCATGCGCTATAAGGCAACAGAACGTTATATTCCAAATTGGACCGACCCACGCGCAATGTTTGGTACACCAGGCGTTTAATTTGTAAAGGTTATTTGGGGGAACCTTAATCCCCCATTTATTTGTCTATGCTTTTCAAGGAGAAAGACACATGCCTCAATTTTCAGATGATCTATTTTTAGGCCCTGCGCAAACTTATATTGGCACGGGTATTCGTAATTACAGTACTACATTCACAGGCTCAATGTCTGGAACAACATTAACAGTTACTGCACTAGGCTTTGGCGCACCAATCGTTGTAGGTATGTACGTTGATGGCACAAGTGTTACTGACGGAACTTACATTACCGCATTTGGTACTGGCGCCGGTGGTATAGGAACTTATACAATTAATCAATCAGTTACAGCTTCTAGCACTGCAATGACAGCGCATGGCAACATTGCGTTTGATAACCCATCACCAATGGATTTAGGTATTGGGCCACTTGGTCGTATTTATGTATGGGACTTAGTTCCACAAGCTGCTGTAACTAATAACATTGCTGCGTCACAGACAGCTGCTGCTGCAGGCGCAGTTACGCTTACTGCAGGTACTTCAGTAAAATCTGTTGTAACGCCAAATGGTACAGTTCTTCAATTAGATTGTCCTCGTGCAGCTAAAGTGAATTGCTCAACAACAGCTCGTGCATTTACAGTTACAGGTTATGACTACTACGGTCAACCAATGAGTGAAACAATTACTGTAGCTGTTGCAGGTACTGCAGTAACAGGTAAAAAAGCATTTTATCAAATTACTAGCGCAACAATTGCAGGGTCAGCCACTGCTGTTGTGATTGGCACAAGCGATAAGCTAGGTATTCCTGTTCGTGTGGCTAACGTTGCTTACGTTGCAAGTGTTAAAAGCAATGATACATTGGCGCAAGATGCTGGTACTTTTGTGGCTGCAGATACAGCAACCGCTAGCACTACCACAGGCGATGTTCGAGGTACTTATGCCCCTGCTACTGCGTCTGACGGCATTGTTCGAACAGTAATGGGAATATTATTACCCGGCATTGCGGTTGGTCCAAACGCAACTCGTGTTGGCGCATTGGGCGTTAACCAAAACTTAGTATCTTAAGGGGAATCACATGGGAAAATTTACTCGCATGCCTAAAATGAAAACAACTGAGCCTTCAGTTGATGAAGTTAAGATGAAAAAAGGTGGCAAAGCTAAGAAAATGGCTATGGGCGGAGATCCTAGAATGGCAGCAATGCCTGCTCAGCAAGATCCTCGCATGATGGCAGCAATGAAGCAACGCGCAATGATGTCTCGTCAACCGGCAGCAGCAGCTCAGCCACCTATGATGATGCGTAAAGAAGGTGGCAAAGCAGATATGTCGCAAGACAAAGCCATGATCAAAAAAGCCTTTAAGCAGCATGATATGCAAGAGCACAAAGGCGGCAAAGGCACTTCTTTAAAACTAAAGAAAGGCGGCATGCATATGCAGAACGGTGGTTCTTTAAGAGCACCTAGAGACGCAGGACGTGATGTCCCAGGCGGTTTACTAGGCGGTATTAGTGCAACTAAGACGGATCCTAAAATGACTACAGGCGGCGTTAGAAACGGTAACGGTGGTGGCTATAAAAAGGGTGGTAAGATTAACGTAATGGATAAAGTAGTTAGCGCAAAGCAGACTAAATCTTTTAACACATCAACAGGTGGCGTTAAAAATGGTAAGCCTGCAGGTTACAAAATGGGTGGCACTGTGCCTAATAGCGTGGCAAAACGCTATGTGAATGATGATATTCAAACAGCACGCAATACAAAGCAACTACCTAAGAAAACAGGCGACATTAAGCAACGTCCTGCCGGATATAAAGAAGGCGGTCACGTAGCAATGGCTTGTAAAGCTGAAGGTGGCTTCACTACAATGAAGAAAATGGCAAAGTGCTAAAATTGGCTAGGGGGTTCGCCCCCTGCCTTTACCTTAGGAGATTAGTATGACTATTACGGCTACGTCACAAACATTATTTGACGGTGAGCGAGTTGCTATTATGAAGTTTTATGCAACAATGAGCACGACTGAAAATGAGTCTGCCGTTGCTAAAGTAACGCCTTCTGCGCTTACTGCTTCAGCAGCAGGCGGCGCATGCGATTCAGTAACGATTCTAAAGATATATGCGCTTACGCACGGATTAGAAGTGCAACTAAATTGGAATGCAACTGCAAACGTTGTTATTTGCACAGTTCCACAAAACACCAACTATATTCAAGATTTCTCAGGGTTTGGAGGGCTGTGGAATAACGCAGGTACAGGTAAAACGGGCGTAATTTCGTTTACAACATTTGATGGTTCTGCAGGCGATGCGTACACAATCATTTTAGAAATGCAAAAACATTATGCGTCATAATTATGCCCTTAATTAAAAGCAAATCAGACAAAGCTTTTGGTAAGAATATTGCTGCTGAGATTAAAGCGGGTAAGCCGCCTAAGCAAGCAGCGGCGATTGCGTACTCTGTTAAACGTGCTGCCCCTAAAAAAGAGGGCGGCAAAATTGGACTATGGGATAATATACATGCAAAACGTAAAAGAATTGAAGAAGGCTCTGGTGAACGGATGCGTAAACCTGGGAGCAAAGGTGCGCCAACTGCTAGTGACTTTAAATCAGCAGCTGGAAAAATGGCGAAAGGCGGCGACCCGAGACTCTCAGTAAGTCGCGGTGAAAAGCTACCAACAAGTCAGGGCGCAGGTTTAACTGCAAAAGGCAGAGAAAAGTTTAATAGAGCCACTGGTTCTAACTTAAAAGCGCCAGCGCCTCACCCTAAGACGGAAGCAGATAAGGGTCGTAAAGCTAGTTTTTGTGCTAGAATGTCTGGTATGAAAGGCCCTGCAAAAGATGAAAAAGGTCGGCCAACTCGTAAGGCTGCAAGTTTAAAACGTTGGAATTGCCCAGGGTGGTGATATGAGTACTTCAGGTACCGTTGGACAGACCGTTATAACAGTTCAAAATCTGATTGACAGCGGTGCTAGGCGTGCTGGAAAATTAGCAGAAGAGTTAACTGTTGAGCAAGTACAAGCATCAAAGCAAAGCTTATACTACTTACTTTCAAATTTAGTTAATCGTGGTATTCAGTACTGGTGCATTCAAAAAGTAGTGTATGGCTTAGTGCCTGACCACTATATCTACTATCTACCGGTGGGCGTGAATGACGTACTAAACTCTAACTACAGAACTGTTACGCAAAACACAACAGGTGGCTATAGCTCGTCAGGCGTTGCTGCTAACGCCTTTGATGGTATATACACAAATATTTGCCAGCTAACAAGTAATACAGGCTCTATTGGCATTAACATGGGCTCTGGTAATAATGTGTACATGGGAACAATTGGTATACTACCTGCAATTAGTGGCAGTGTAACAGTTCAGTTACAGTACTCAATGGATAACACTACATGGGTTACAGTTGAGAGCCCTGGTGCAGTTAGTTGGGTTGCTGGAACATGGTTATATTATGACTTAGACCCGTCTGCAAGTGCCCCGTATTGGAGAGTTAAGCAAACTGCTGGTGCAAACATGGGTGTTTATCAGGTAGTTTTTGGTTCAAACGCCACTGAAATACCTATTGCTAGGTTAAATCGTGATGACTATACCAACTTGCCAAATAAGAATTTCACAAGTGCTTATCCATTACAGTACTGGTTTGACCGCACGATTGATCAGCCTGCTATGTATTTATGGCCGTCGCCTAACACATACGCACCTCAGATTGTGGCCTGGTGTTCATATTATGTACAGGATGTAGGTAAATTATCAGGCTCAATTCAAATACCTCAGAGGTGGTATTTGGCCATTCAGAATATGCTTGCGCACCAAATGGCTATGGAACTCCCACAAGTTGACCCAGCTCGCATAGCTTATTGTGAACAGCAAGCTGAAAAGTACTGGTTTCAAGCAGAGCAAGAAGAACGCGATAAGTCGCCAATCTACTTTGCGCCTAACATAAGCCCATACACAAGATGAGCAAATGGCTAAACACCATGGGCAATACAGTCTTATCGATTGCCATTTGTGATCGCTGTAAGATGAAACGCGCATACGATGATATTAGCCAAGATCGAAATATTCCGGGCTTACGCGTATGCATTTTTGGTTGTAATGATGAACGTGACCCATACCGACTACCTGCTAGACAGCCTGAAAAGATATCGTTAAGATTTCCTAGACCAGATGCTGATGTTGCTGCTGTTAATGATGCAATCACCACAGACCCTAATATATCGCTAGACCCAGCACAGACAATAACGCATACCACAGAAGGCGAGGCTGGTATTGCTCCTGAAACTGCAGAAGATGATATTGACGGCAATTTAGATAACCTTAGCCCTTAAAGTTAACCATGGCAAATATACGAATATCTCAATTACCTTCAGCAAGCACTATTACAGGGTCAGAGCTAGTCCCTGTTGTGCAAAACGGCGTTACTGTACAAACAACTACAGGCGCGATTACTGCGTCGCCTAGTCAAACTCAAACATTTTTAACTGCTACACTGCAGTCTACTCTTCCAAATAGCAGATACGTAGGTGTCACTAATGGGTTAATTATCACTGACGGTGGTGCGCAAGGTCTGTTTAATATTAGCTCAACAGGTGCTTTATTGTCATTAGTTAATTCAAGCGCTGGATTTCAAGTTAAGACAAATGCAACAACAATTACAAATCGATCAATTGCTGTTAGCGGTAATGGTCTTGGAATTACGAACGGTAGTGGCGTATCAGGCGATCCCACAATTGCTTTAAGTGGCGCAGTTGTTAATTTAGCAAATGCGAGCTTTAACGGCTTAGTTGTTTTATCAACAGCTGGTGGAATTACATCAGCGACAATCACAGGTACTACTAATCAAATCACTGTTACAAATGGCACAGGTATTAGTGGTAACCCTACAGTTGCAATATCTAGTGACCCTATATTACCCGGTTCTGGCGGCTTAGTTGTGCCAGTTGGAACAACAGGTCAACGCGGCTCTTCAACAAACGGAAACTTTAGGTATAACACAACAACCAACAGTTTTGAAGGCTACGCCAATGGCGCATGGGGTTCTATCGTTAGTGGCGCAGGCGTAAGCTCAATTAGCTTTGGCTCTACAGGTTTAACTCCTTCAACTTCATCTACAGGTGCAGTAGTTGTAGCAGGCACACTTGCTGTTGCAAGTGGCGGCACTGGCGTAGTTACTTCTACAGGTACAGGCTCGGTTGTATTAAATACATCACCAACTTTTGTAACTCCAATTTTAGGTACGCCTACTTCTGGCACACTAACTAACGCTACAGGTTATACAACAGCTAATTTGGTTGGAAGCATTGTCTTAACTACTCAAGTTAGCGGCGTACTACCAATTGCTAATGGCGGAACAAATGCTACATCAGCAGCAACTGCAAGAACAAGTTTAGGGGCTGCAGCATCAGGCGCAAACACAGATATTACATCAGTTGCGCTAACTACAGGCACTATATCTACTACGCCTACGTCAAATACAGAGATAGCAAATAAGC